AGTAGTGTACTCCTATATAAAAGAAATTACAATAAAAAACATCTGATAAAATGGAAGATCAAGTGTATGAGCAATTCCTAAAAAGGATCCAAGCATCCAAGACAGCAACTGTTGCTAAAGACATCAGCACTGACATCCTAGAGGCACGGCATGATTACTTTGGTCGTGAATTATGTGCTTCGATAGGGATAGACTATAGAAATAATGTTCTCCTGGATGAGATTATATTAGAGGTTTGCCCAGGAGTAAACCTCATGAACTACAATGTCCCTAATGTTACACCAGATAATTACATCTGGGATGGCAACTTCCTAATTATAATGGATTACAAGGTCTCTGTTGGAACTGATAGCAGTGAGATCACTTACAAAAAATACACAACTTTGATCCTACCAGTCATGCAAGAGTTAGGAATACCAACTGAAATAACCATAATTAGGGCCAACCCTCTAACATATCAATTAACAATAATTGGAGAGGTTTTCCGAGAGAGATATCCAAATATACCAATACAGCTTGATTTTACAAAGTATTTCGAACTTCGGAAAATGCTATTAGATAAGTTTGCGGATGATGAAGAATTCTTACTCATGATTGCACACGGTGATTTCACTTTGACAGCACCTTGGTGCATGGAAGATACACCAGAATTAGACGAACACCCAGTCTACCAAGAGTTCATCAACTCAATGCCAAAAAGATTTGTTGACCTATTTAGAGAAGCTATTGATTTTAGTGCTTACTCGGCAGAGCGATGGAACACATTGCTTTATAAGGCAAAAGCAGTCACAGATAGGGATTACCAAGATTATTTATCAGAAAAGTCTCATGATATCTTCAACATGGATGGAAATTACATGAGACCGACACAAGTAGAAATTGACAGGGGGTGGGAAATGATGAGTCAGAGGGTATCACAAGAAAGGGACATTATAACTGATACAACAAAGCAGAAGCCATCCATTCACTTCATCTGGACAAAGAACAACAATAGAAAGCTTCTGGGATCAACTGCAAAGCTAGTTTTCTTATCAAACTCTTTAAAATCTATCAATGAGCAATCAACTTGGACAGATTCTCTGATTGCAATTGGTCTGAGCATGGATATAGGGAATAATATTGGCCAGTATGAGTCATTATGTTCAGAGCGTAAAATGATTGCTAGATCCACAGGGAAGAAAATAGACAATAAAAGGCTAGAGGCAGTTAAGATAGGTAATGCACTAGTGTTGTGGGAGCAGCAATTCATATTAGCAAATGAACTATTTAAGAGTCAGGAGAGGCAGAAATTCCTAAAAAACTTCTTTGGGATAGGTAAACATAAATCATTCAAGGATAAAACTGCAACAGACATTGATTTGGACAAGCCAAAAATATTAGATTTTAACAACACCATTGTCTTAATGGCAGCACGGACTATGGTAAATAAGAACAAAGTATTCCTCTCACAACAGAACTCATTGAATGATATGCATCCTATAATCTCTACATTTTATCAACAGATAGAAGAGGCATCTGAGGATACTGCAGAAATCTTAAAGAAGATTTCAAAAACCTGTTTCTGGCAATGTATAACAGACATATCAACACTGATGAGGAACATATTGTCTGTTTCACAATATAATAGGCATAATACCTTTAGAGTTGCAATGTGTGCAAATGATTCAGTATATGGCTTAGTCTTCCCTTCCTCCGATATCAAGACAAAAAGAGCCACAGTTGTCTTCTGTATTGTATGTATACATGAAGACAAAAAGGATATAATGGATGCAGGTGCTCTCTTTACGACACTAGAATTAAAGACAAAGAATTATATTTCTATTAGTAAGGCAATCAGGTTAGATAAAGAAAGATGCCAGAGAATCGTTTCATCACCTGGCTTATTTTTATTAAGTTCCTTACTACTTTACAATAACAATCCATTAATATCACTTGTTGATGTTCTAAATTTCACTTTTTATACCAGCTTGTCAATCACTAAAAGCATGCTATCACTGACAGAGCCCTCAAGGTACATGATTATGAATTCTTTGGCTATATCAAGTCATGTTAAAGATTACATAGCTGAAAAATTCTCACCGTACACTAAAACATTATTTAGTGTTTATATGGTTAACTTAATAAAGAGAGGTTGCAGCTCTGCCAATGAACAATCAAGCAAAATACAACTGAGGAACATCTATTTATCTGATTATGATATAACTCAAAAAGGGGTTCATGATGAAAGAAATCTAGATTCGATCTGGTTCCCCGGAAAGGTGAACTTAAAAGAGTATATAAACCAAATTTATTTACCTTTTTACTTCAATGCAAAAGGACTACATGAGAAACATCATGTAATGATGGACTTGGCAAAGACAGTTTTAGAAATAGAATTGAATCAAAGGTCAGAGGGTCTGGGGATCTGGTCTAAAGGTGAAAAAAAACAGCATGTGAATCTACCTATTTTAATTCACTCTATCTCAAAATCATTGATCCTTGATACATCAAGGCACAATCATCTGAGGAATAGAGTAGAAAGTAGAAACAACTTCAGAAGGAGTATAACAACTATCAGCACATTTACTAGCTCAAAATCTTGCATTAAAGTTGGGGATTTTAAAGAGTTGAAGTCTAAAGATCATGCTAAACAAAAAAAACTGAACAACAAATCAGCAGAAAAATATAGGATGTCAAACCCACTCTTCCTGAGTGAAGAAGAACAGATATTGGAAACCCAGCATTGTGATTATGAAGCATTGGTCGGGAAAATTCCAAATTATCGAGATTATATCTCGGTTAAAGTGTTTGACAGACTCTACGAATTATTGAAGACCAACAAATTGAATGATGATCCATTTATAGAACAGGCAATGGCAATGATGAAAACACATAAAGACTTCACTTTCACGTTTTTCAATAAGGGGCAGAAAACAGCTAAGGATAGAGAGATTTTTGTAGGGGAGTTTGAAGCTAAGATGTGCATGTATGTTGTTGAAAGGATATCAAAAGAAAGATGCAAGCTCAATACAGATGAAATGATTAGTGAGCCAGGTGATTCTAAATTAAGGATTCTTGAGAAGAAAGCTGAAGAAGAAATTAGGTACATAGTTGAGAGGACAAAAGATAACATATTGAAAGGAAATCCCACAAAGGCACTAAAACTTGAGATAAATGCAGACATGTCGAAATGGAGTGCCCAAGATGTGTTTTACAAATACTTTTGGTTGATTGCTCTGGACCCTATACTCTACCCCAGAGAAAAAAAACGCATTTTGTTTTTCATGTCCAACTACATGCAGAAGAATTTGATTATCCCAGATGACCTTATAGCAAACATATTAGATCAAAAAACGCCATATAAGAATGACTTAATATTAGATGCAACAAATGGGCTAAACAGAAATTACGTGAATATCAAGAGGAACTGGCTACAAGGTAACTTTAATTACATATCAAGTTATATACATAGCTGTGCAATGATGGTTTATAAAGATATTGTAAAAGAATCAATGAGATTACTAGAAGGAGACTGCTTGGTTAATTCTATGGTTCACTCAGATGATAATCAAACATCCCTGGCTATTTTGCAAAATAAAATCTCTGATGATATGGTCATACAGTTTTCTACCATAACTTTTGAGAAAGTTTGTTTGGCATTTGGATGTCAAGCAAATATGAAGAAAACATATGTAACTCACACTTGCAAAGAGTTTGTCTCACTTTTCAATCTGCATGGAGAGCCCCTGTCAATTTATGGTCGCTTCTTGCTGCCTAGCGTTGGTGATTGTGCATATATAGGACCCTATGAGGATTTGGCTAGTAGACTTTCAGCTGCACAGCAAAGTATAAAACATGGTTGCCCGCCAAGTCTAGCCTGGGTTGCAATAAGCTGTAGTCACTGGATTACATATTTGACTTACAATATGCTAGATGAACAGGTGAATTCTCCGCTAAATTATCTCCCTTTCCGTGATCGACATGAGATACCTGTTGAATTAAATGGGTATCTCAATGCGCCATTATACTTAATAGCATTAGTTGGTCTAGAAGCAGGCAATCTATGGTTTTTAATGAACACCTTGAAAAAAATTGTCCCTTTAGATAAGCAGAAAGAAACTGTCCAGACTCAATTCCAATTTATAAATTCTTTAAAGAATTTAACTGATGCTGATATTTTTAGATTAAAAATCTTGCGGTATTTAACCTTAGACACAGAAGTTACGGGGGATAGTAACATGGGTGAGACCAGTGATATGAGGAGCAGATCATTACTCACACCAAGGAAATTCACCACAATAGGATCTCTAAACAAATTAATATCATATAATGATTTTAAAGAATCAATGTCAACAAACAGTTATAAAGAAAATCTAATATATATGTTAGAAAACCCTGAACTGTTAGTTACAAAAGGTGAGGACAAGGAGCAATTCATGGCATCTATTTTATATCGTTACAACTCAAAGCGTTTTAAAGAGAGTTTGTCTATACAGAATCCAGCTCAGTTATTTATAGAGCAAATATTGTTCTCTCATAAACCAATCATAGATTATAGCAGCATTTTTGATAAGCTGACTGCTTTGGCAGAGGCAGATTTGATTGCAGAATTACCAGAGATTATAGGGCGAGTGACATTTCCCCAGGCATATCAAATGATCAGCAGAGACATAAACCAACTACCGTTAGATGTTAATGATATTAAAATCATCTACAAATATTGCATTTTAAATGACCCTTTGATGATCACTGCTGCAAACACATCCTTACTATGTGTTAGAGGAACTCCCCAAGATAGGACTGGCTTGAGTGCAAATCAGATGCCAGAATTTAGAAATATGAAGCTAATTCATCATTCACCCGCACTAGTGCTAAAAGCATTTAGCAAGTCAACTACAAATATCCCTGGAGCAGACTCTATAGAATTGACAAAAGATATCCACCATCTTGAAGAATTCTTAACAAGCACAGGAATACGGGATAAGATAAATCAAAACATTGATAACCCACCTAGACACTTGGTTGACACTGAAATCTTGATATATAAGATAAGAGAGATAACTAAGCTTTATCAACTCTGTTATGATTATATAAAGTCAACAGAGCACAAAGTTAAAGTTTTTATATTACCTATGAAATCATACACATCAGTTGACTTTTGTACTTTGATACAAGGTAATACCATAAGAGATGATAAGTGGTATACGATGCATTACCTGAAACAGATTGTCAGTGGCTCTGTTAAAGGAACAATAGTAACAACTAGTACAACAGAGCAATTAATAGCGTCTGAATGCTTTAGAGTATTATGTCACTTTGCAGATTCATTCGTAGAAGAGGGGAGCCGATTAAGCTTTGTAATGGAAGTCATTGACAATTTCACATACAAAAACATTAGCGTTAACTCTCTTTACAACACTATATTGAACAACAATATGAGACTAGATTTTATTCCGTTACTATTCAGGATGCAATCTTTGACACAGGCAGATTTAAACAAGTTTGATGCATTGAAGACTAACGAGAGAATCTCATGGAACAATTGGCAGACAAATAGATCCCTCAATTCTGGAATTATAGATTTGACAATTTCCGGGTATTTGAGATCAATACGGATAGTTGGAGAAGATAAAATACTAAAAGTGGCAGAACTTACAGTACCTAATTTTTATCCTAATACTGTGTTTCATGCTGGTAATAAACTTTTGAATTCAAGGCATGGTTTGAAATTTGAGTATATGCAAGAAACATTATTAGATGAGAAGTATAATTATTATATAACATTCCAAAAAAAGAGAGCACACATATATACATACCAGGTGTCTACTATTGACCATATAATGAAAAGGAATGAAGAGGGCCTGCAGACAAGAGGAGCAAGGTTCAACAAAATGGTGCCAGTATGCCCAGTTGTGTTGTCAGCTAGAGATGAATTATTTAGAATGAATATAGAAAATGTTTTTAGTCTTAATATGACAAATTTTAATATGTCGAGGTTACATGTTTCTCCTGATGAGATGGCAACCATAAAGAAAGCCCATATGTCCAAGATGATGTTCTTCAATGGACCAGACATAAAGGCTGGCATTGTAAACTTAACTGCATTAATGAGAACTCAAGAGTTATTATCATTAAACTTTGACAACATCTGTAAATCCAGCATTATACCTTTCTGTAGAATACTAAGCTGTACTGGAGAAGAAGAAGGAGAACTCATATTTTTATCAGATGAAATCATGGACTTTACAATTTCAGAAGAAATAGAATCTATGCCTATTTTTACAATAAAATATCAAAAAAAAGGCTCAGAGAAAATGACATACAAAAATGCAATATCTAAGCTGGTTTCTAGAGGAGTAGAAGAAATCAAGGAAGTGTTTGACTTTTCTAAAGATGGTTTTTACTCAAAGAGAAATCTTGGTATAATAAATACCATCTGCTCTATAATCAACTTATTAGAAACAAATGAGTGGTCATCAATCTTATTGAATTCTTTCCACATAACAATGTTACTGGAAGGCATGGATAGGGAATTCCATCTGTTCACATTACCAGCTGCTTTTTACATTAGTGTACCTGGAGGGTTAGTGAATTGGACAAAAATGTTAAAATTTATTAGATCTTTACCTGAGATAACCAATGAACCGTGGGCAACAATGATGAAAAGATTCATTGAAAAGAGCATATTTCTTATTGAGAGAGAGATGAATAAAGAAGCTAACTTTGATGACTTCCTTGAGGAGTTGGAGTTTTCATCAGGGAAATCCATGTTTACATTCTTCTAATGGATCTATCCATATTAAATTTCAATTGGGCATAGCCAAAAGCCACCCTGTGGCATAACCACAATACAGCATTAATGTTCAATTTCTTTTATAT